CTAGACAGACTTCTATGTATATATCTATGCAAGATAGAATGGAAGCAGTAAGTACTCGTAATTTTGTATTGGCTGAAAATTCCTTAGATAAGTTAACCAAAAGCTTGCAAATTGCACTTTCTCCAAGGTTAATATTTAATGAGCCTAGTGACAATGTTGATATTGGAGGAGTAGTTGAATATGTAGTAGATAAGATGCTGGAACTTGATTCTGTAGTTATATTTATACCGTTTAAAGGTTTAAGTACTATTACTACAGAATGGGCTAAGGCTTTAGGATATACAAAAGAAGTATATTCGCTTCATGGGCAACTTACAATCGACAAAGTAACAACGAGAATAGATAGATGGAAGATAACTGGTGGTACAATGTTTTGTACCATTTCGTATGCACAAAGTATTGCATTAGATGCTACTGATTACGCATACTTTATGGGATTTGATTGGGATCCAAATAATAATATTCAGGCAGAAGGACGATTACGTCGACTTGATTCTGTTTGGAATAATCCTTGTTTATGTACATATCTTATTCCATCTGCAACTGAGTACGAAAAAGTACAAGATGTTGTAAATGGTAAAGTAAGTAATGTTCGCAAAGTTCTTGCAGAATATGGACTGTAAGAACCAATATGGGAATATAAAATTCCTATTGTGCAATGATAGGCAAATAAGTTATAATTGTTTTATTGCGATGCAATCTTGTTACTCGTTAGAGTAACATACTACTGGCAGTGCGCCTATGATTAGAAATCAGGAAGTAATTCCTATAATAGTAGATAATTCTCCTACCTCTGAAGTACTGGAGAGTGTCGGTGAGCCATTCATCGCACGTACTTCGGATAGAATCCTTTTTAAGAAATGTCGTAGACTTTGGGGTTGGATGAGTCCAAATGCCCAAGGTAGACGTATGCTTACTGAAGCCGATTATTTGTGGTTTGGTACAGGCATGCATTATGCTTTAGAAGATTATCATGGTATAAACGTATATAGTCATCCAGCTCTAGCCTTTAAAGCTTATGTAATAGCAACAGGTTTAGCAGAGAGAAGACCGCCAAATTGGCGTGATTTAGAAATAGTAGGAATGGGTATGATGTCCTACTATGCAGAGCATTTCTTAAAGAGGTGTGGAAGAGATCCTTATAATACATATATTTGGGAGAATGAATATCAAGTAGAAGTTAATGCTCATATTGATCTTGGTATTAACGACGATAGAGGTCGTAGATTATTATATGGCTTTACTTTAGATCGAGTAATTATTGACGAATTTGGGATGTTATGGATTGTTGAATATAAATCTGCAAAACAATTCAGAATATTTCATTTGGATATTGATGATCAGATAACAGCATATTGTTGGGCGGCTTGGCGTTATTATGGTCAACCTGTAGCTGGTGTTATTTACCAACAACATAAGAAAAACGTTCCAATGCCTCCAAGAATATTATCTACAGGAAGAATATCTCATGATGCACGACAACATACATCGGCTATATTATACGGTGATATGTTAAAACAATTTTATGGAGAAATTAAATCAGCACCTAATCAGAATATTATAATGTATAATAATCTACTTCATGACGAAACAGAAGACTCAGATAAATATGTTCTTCGTCATAAGGTAGAACGTAATATGAATCAATTAAGAGCTTTTGAGCAGAAGCTCTTAATGGAATTAGAAGATATGACGCGTCCAGATTTGCCGTTATATCCTAATCCTGGTAAAGATTGCTCTTGGAGTTGTCCGTTAATGGCAGCTTGTATTGCCATTGATTCGGGTGACGATTGGGAAAATATTCTTAACGCATATACTTTCTTTTCTAGAACTGTTGCAGAGGAACAGATCAAATGGCGACTTCTACTACCCCAGCCGCAGCAAATAAATCTTCCGTTGGAAGCGGTGCAATATCATCTACTAGTGCAGCAGCTCCAACAGTTAGAAGCGGAGTTGCAACAGCAATCTCCCCAGGAATCGGAGAATCAGGAAAGTCCAACAGCCCAGTTTCTGGAGGAACTGGGATTTCAAATGTAGTTACACAAGGGATGCAACAACCTAAGACTGTTGTAGCTTCAGCTGCTACTTCAGCCGCTACTTCAGCTGCTCCAAATGTTCCCCCATTTGAGATTCAGTCTCTGACAAATGCTGATCGTTGGATAAAACTTTTAGTGTATGGTGGTTATGGAGCTGGTAAAACTAGATTATGTGGTACTGCTGCTAGAGTAAAAGGAATGAGAGATATACTCTGTATAAATGCAGAAGCAGGTGATCTGACAATTCAAACTGAAGTAGAGGTTTTGTCTGATGAAGACAAATCTCATATTGATACGATCAGAGTAGCGAATTTTAGACAGTTTTCTAGAGTGCAGGAATTTTTAAAAGTACATTGTACTTTTAGAGATATGCCTTTTGATGAAGGTGAACCGAAGCTAAAAGCTTTAGAGGCAAGATTATTTCCTAGTCGAGATCCTAGTCTTCCTGCGCGGAGATATAATACCGCCATTATTGATAGCGCGACAGAAATTGAAACATACTGTATGTATCAGTTATTAGGAATAACTGACAATCAAAGAATTGATGATGATACAGCTGCTCCTGAATGGGCTGAATATAAGAAGAATAATGCTCAAATGTTACGAGCAATTAGAGCGTATCGTGATCTAAAGATGAATTTACTTATTACGGCTGCCGCAGCATACGTTCAAGATGAGAATAAACGTTTCATATATGCTCCAGCTTTAACCGGTAAATTCGCTAAACAAGTACAAGGATTTATGGATGTTGTAGGATTTATTCATGTAACTACTGCCGCAGAAGGTGGAAAAGTACATAGAATGCTTGCACATCCAACTCCTCGTGTTGATGCAAAATGTCGTTTCTCTAACTTTAAACAACCTCACTGGGATAACCCAACAATTGAGAGTATTCTTAAATCAGTTGGTTTATTAGGAGCTTTCAGTGAGTGATGGGGATGATAATGATGATGATGATGATGATGATGATGATATTAGTGGTAAACAATCTAATCTAGGATTAAATCCTGTAAATATTCCTTTGAATTCTAGTAAGTTACATTGACCGTGACGGTCAAACTGATACTGACACCGAGTAAAGTATCAGTACCCTTGTGCTCGGTAACTTGCAGGTGTTGTAATGAATACAGAAAGTGTTGATTTCACTGGTGGCGAAACTGGAACAGTCGACGAAGATTCGTTCGTCATAGACTTTTCTCAGGTTCCTGATCAAGGTGAGTTACCTTGTTTACCGCGTGGTGTCTATGATGTTGAAGTCGATGACTTAACATTCGGGATGTCACAAAGCAGTGGTAACCCGATGTGGACTTGGAAGTTTGCAGTTGATGGTGGAGAGCATGCTGGACGTAAGTTGTTCTTGCATACTCCCTTCGCTGCGAGCATCATCTCGAGAACTAAGAAGATCATCGGTATCTTTGCTCCCGAGTTGCTCGAAAAGCCTTTCAATCCTAAGGAAGTGGCTGAAAGCGGAGAGATGCTTGGGCGTAAGGCGCGTGCTCGAGTTGATATCCGTAAGTGGGAAGGAAAGAATCGCAATAATGTGCGAGATATTCTTCCTCCGGCTGCAGGTTCTGGTGGTGGTGCCGACGACTTTTTAGGTTAATCTACCTTTTGAACTAAGAATAGCCAAGGTTAATAGCCTTGGCTATTTGTCGATTTTTAATCGGAGATTGTGATGTCTGATCTTACTAAGACTTTGGCTTACGTTTGCTTATCTGGTGGTGCTGATTCAGCTACTTGTTTAGCTATCGCGGTTAATGCTTGGGGGTCTGAAAACGTTAGAGCTGTCTCCTTTGATTATGGTCAAAGACATATCAAAGAGGCAGAAGCAGCAGAAGCTTTGTGTGCACATTATCAAGTTGCGCATCAGGTTCATAAGATTAACGGAATGAAGAAAACAATGCTTACAGATGTAGGCGCAGAAGTTCCAAACATATCATATTCTGATATTGTAGGAGTATCTCCAACTTATGTTCCATTTAGAAATGGTCTTATGTTGTCAACATTAGCTATGTTGGCTTCTCCACAACCTAATTCGGATAATGAAGCAGTTATATTCTTCGGCGCTCATGCAGAAGATGCTGCTAATGATGCTTATCCCGATTGTCGCCTTGATTTTGTCGGCGCTATTGGTGCTGCAATTTATATTGGCAGTTATCATCGTGTACGTGTTCGCGCGCCTTTAATTGAGCTTACTAAAGCCCAAGTAATTGGTTTGGGACATCAAATAGATGTTCCTTACGAATTGACTTGGAGTTGCTATAAGGGAGAAGAACTCCACTGTGGAACTTGTCCTACTTGTAGAGCTCGTAAACAAGCATTTGAGGATGCAGGAGTTCCTGATCCTACACAATATGCTGCGTAAGTAACAAAGAATACCGGTGACAAAATCAACTTTATTTTGTCACCGATTGTATTTAAAGGAAATGATATGATAGGTGTTAATGAAGTACTAGGAATGCCGACAGTTTTATCTGCATCTAGGTATCATGACTTTTCATATGGACATGTTGTTTTAGGTCATGAATCTAAATGTGCAAATTTACATGGCCATAATGGGCGTGTTCATTTTACTTGTCAGACTCTTCAACAAGATCAAGTCGGAAGAGTTATTGACTTTTCTGTAATTAAACAAAAATTATGTCAATGGGTGGAAGATAATTGGGATCATAAATTTCTGATCTCTCAAGATCATGAATGGGCACAACAACTTAAAGCATTAGATCCGAATGTAGAAATTTGTGCTTTTAATCCTACTGCTGAAAATATGGCAGTATATCTGTTATATTATATCGGTCCTTTAGTATTAAAGGATACAGGAGTAGTATTAACTAAAGTTGTTATGGAAGAAACAAGAAAATGTTCAGCAGATGCTGAATTAACGTTTGGACAAAAACATTGTTTTGGAGGTATGCCAGCTGGATCTGGTTTTCCTAAACATTACTTGGAAAGAAGCGGAGATTAATATGTTTGGTACTAATAGAATTCTTGGAGCAAAAGATTTTGACTTGTTATGTGATGACAGACTGATGGTGACATCAATCTTTGTTACCTTACAAGGAGAAGGCCCGTACTCAGGAAGACCTGCAGTTTTTGTTAGACTTACAGGATGTAATCTTGACTGTTCTTTTTGCGATACCTATTTTGATCAAGGTAAAATCTATACCCTAAATGAATTATCATCTTTGATAGATGCAACTATTTTAGGATATTGGGTTAAAAATTTTGGAGGAGATCCTCCCGATTGGGCATTCTCAATTGAACAAGATGGGCCAGAGCATCCTGGAATGATTTTAGTGATTACAGGAGGAGAACCAACATTACAACCGGCACTAGTCAATTTTTGCAAACAAGAAGTTATGCGTTGGGCTTTAATTCAAATCGAAAGTAATGGTACTAATCTTGTTAAAGGATTAGAAGAACGTGCAGTACTCGTAATTTCACCAAAAGTATCTGAAAAGACTCAGAGATATTTAAAACCTAGAGGTGAAGTTTTAGATCAAACTGCTGCAATAAAATTTGTAGTATCTAGTGACGTAAATTCACCTTACAATAAATTACCAGAATGGTTACCAGATATCATTAAGGGATATAGGATGTCTGAAACCATCTATATATCGCCCATGGCAATTTACAATTCTGAACATTTGGTAAAGAAGATTTCATTTGTTCAAAGCGGTAAAAATCCAAATGAAATGGAAGATGATGAACGAGTATCAATATGGGATACAGGAGTTTTAGATTTGGAAAAATGTCGTGCTAATTATGAATATGCTGCTAAACTATGTATTCAATACGGGTTTAGATTGAATCTTCAAACTCATCTTTTTGCTTCACTTCCTTGAGGTTACTATGAATTCTATTACTAATACTGCTAATGCTATGAATGAATATGCTATTACGGATGCTATTACGGGTATTGTAACACCACCACATCCTACACATGAAATGGAAGAAATAATTAAGACAATATTAAATTGGATTGGGGATGATCCAACAAGAGAAGGATTAAAAGAAACTCCTGCACGTGTAGTTAAAGCTTGGAAAGAATGGTTTGCAGGATATCAGTATGATCCTAGTATGATCTTAAAGACATTTGAAGATGGTGCAGAACAAGATGCGCATAAAACAGGATCTATTGTCTTAATGACAGATATTCCTGTTTATTCTCATTGTGAACACCATATGGTTCCAATTATTGGTGTCGCACACGTTGCTTATATTCCTACTAATAGAATTGTAGGTTTATCTAAGCTTGATAGACTTGTACAA